TTGGAGACGGAACAGTAATTAATAGAAGTTCTCCTGTTCAAATAGGAACTCTTACAAACTGGTCAAAAATATATGCCGGTGGTGATTCAACATCTGCTGGTTCAACGATAGCTATAAAAACAGATGGTACTCTTTGGATGTGGGGCCGATATGCATCCGATGGTACAACAGTTTCACGAAGTTCTCCTGTTCAAATAGGAACACTCACGAATTGGTTATCTGCGTCCTCTGGAGGAAATGTTTCGAACTTTGCAATAAAAACCAACGGAACTTTATGGACTCTAACTTCCTTTAGTAATGGAGATACTGGAGATGGAACTTATAATGGTAGAAGTTCTCCTGTTCAAATTGGTACTTTAACGTCATGGTCTTTTGCATTAGCGACTAGTTCAACTGGTTATGCCATAAAAACTGATGGTTCTTTGTGGGGATGGGGTGGCAATGTATTGGCATACTATCCAAAAGTAATTCATGCTCAAAACACTTCAAATATTATAAGACCCTGTATAATAGATGTGGATAATTGGGGTGAAGTTTCTGCTGGAGCTAGTTATTCTATGGCCATAAAAACAGACGGAACACTTTGGGGTTGGGGTAGAAACGGCAACGGTCAGTTGGGTGATAATACGACCACAACACGGTCTCAACTTGTTCAAATAGGCAATCTCACTGATTGGTCAAAAGTTTCTGCTGGTGATTCACACACGATGGCTATCAAAACCGACGGAACTCTATGGTCTTGGGGAACGGGAACTAGTGGTCAGTTGGGATTAGAATCAACAACACCATCGTGGACTATTGACAGAGGAACTAACTGGGCAACAATTTCTGGAGGTGCTACATATACATTAGCCGTAAAAACAGATGGAACACTATGGTCTTGGGGGAATGGTCTTCTAGGCCGATTAGGCACCGGTAATACTACAAGTAGAAGTTCACCTACTCAAATTGGAACCCTCACAAACTGGTCATCTGTTTCTGCTGGTTTTGGTAATAATTTAGCCCTAAAAACTGATGGAACTATGTGGGGATGGGGACAAAATGCAAATGGAGAAATCGGAGATTTTACTTTAACTTCCAGAAGTTCTCCTGTTCAAGTTGGACTTAATGCAAGTAATTGGTTATCTGTTTCTATGGGTTCAAATCATGGAGTCGGAATCAAAACCGATTACACAATTTGGTCATGGGGCGTTAATAGTTCAGGTCAACTTGGTGATGGCACCACAACTTCAACTAGTTTTCCTGCTCAAATTGGAACTGGCACAGACTGGTCAAAAGTTTCTTGTGGTCAAAATCACACAATTGCCATAAAAACAGATGGAACTCTTTGGGCATGGGGTGGAAATTCCGTTGGACAATTAGGTGATAATAATAGTCCATTTGGCAAAAGTTCACCTGTTCAAATTGGGACTCTTACAAATTGGTCATCTGTTTCCGCTGGTTCTAATAATTCACTTGCTATAAAATCGGATGGAACTTTATGGGCATGGGGCTCGAATACTAATGGACGATTGGGAATAACAACACCAGTTTTACCAATAAAATTGGATAGTGGTGCTAATTGGTCAACTGCTGGTTTATCTTCACATTCTATGGTTGTAAAAACCGATGGAACTCTATGGGGATGGGGATTAAATTCAAACGGACAATTAGGACTTAATGATACAATAAATAGATCGTCACCTGTACAAATCGGCACAGACACTAATTGGTCAACTGTTGCTGCTAATTCTGGATTTACACTTGCTATAAAAACAGATGGAACACTTTGGTCATGGGGACAAAATTCAAATGGTCAACTTGGTCAGACTATATCAACTGGTATAAATCGTTCTTCACCCGTTCAAGTTGGTACTTTAACAAATTGGTCAAAAATATCAATAGGACCAAATTTTGCAACTTCTATTAAAACAGACGGTACTTTATGGGTGTGGGGTAGTAATGGAAACGCTCAACTCGGTTTAAATAATTTTACTCAACATTCTTCTCCTGTGCAAGTCGGCACAGACACTAATTGGTCTTCCATATCTGCCGGCGGTAACGCATTTTGTGTTGCTATTAAAACAGATGGAACACTATGGTCTTGGGGTAATAATACAAATGCTGAACTTGGACAAAATAATACCATATCTAGAAGTTCTCCTGTTCAAATAGGAACAGATGTAAACTGGTCAAGAATATCAGCCGGCGCATCTGTTACATTAGCTATAAAAACAGACGGAACTCTATGGGGATGGGGCGCCAATGCAGCATATTCTCAAATAGGTGATGGGACATCTACAACTAGAAGTTCCCCTGTTCAAGTTGGTACGCTAACAAATTGGTCTTCCATATCTGTTGGTGGTCAAACATCCACTGCATTAAAAACAGATGGGACTCTATGGACATGGGGTGGCGGTTCAAATGGTGAATTTGGCGACGGAACTTTTACTTCCCCAAGAAATTCCCCAGTTCAAGTCGGCACTCGCACAGATTGGAAATCTGTATTTGCTGCTGGTTCAGTGCCAACCAGTATTTACCATGTAATGGCAATCGATACATCGAATAACTTATATGGGTGGGGAATAAATACCACAGGACAACTTGGTTTAAATAATGTAGTATCATACAATTCAACTGGATATTCATCGCCAATTCAAGTGGGTACTCTTACAAATTGGGCATCTGTTTCTGCTAACGGTGGTAGTGGTGGTTCACATACAATTGCTGTAAAAACCGATGGAACTCTATGGGGTTGGGGTGGAAATCCATCTGCTCAATTAGGTGACGGTACTCTTGTAACTAGAAGTTCTCCTGTTCAAATAGGAACTCTTACAAATTGGTCGAGAATTTCTGCTGGTGGTGGACATTCAATATCAATAAAGACAGATGGTACACTACGTGCATGGGGTGGAAACACAAATGGCGAATTGGGTAGAGGATTCATAGCCGGCCCAGTTTCCCGTTCTTCACCTGTTCAATTGGGCGAAGACCAATGGACATCGGTTTATGCCGAAAATTCAAATACAATGGCAATCCGCTCAGATGGAACTCTTTGGGGGTGGGGTCTAAATACAGCCGGTTATATTGGAGATGGAACGGTAATTTCTCGTTCATACCCCGTACAAATTGGTACATACTCTAAATGGAAACAAGTTTCTTCTGGTGCTTCTCATACCGTTGCTATTCGTGAAGAATAATCCACTTGGTATTTAAAAGAAAAATTACTATATTCATACCATTCCATAGTTATAGTAATAAAAATGTTATGTTTAAGATAAAAGGTTATGTAAATGAAAAACCGAGCAGATAAAATAGTACCGGGTCAAATGCACCCACTTGATATTGCACTCCAAGCCAGCATTAACGGTCATCCTGAAATTAGTGAAGATATTTTACGTTCTCAACCACAAGATGACCTTCGAGTTCTTTTCAATCTTGGTTGGCACGAAATGAGACATGGTAATCTCAAAAAGGCAATGGAACACTTTAACTACGGTCGGTATATCGACGTATTTGGACTACCACCACTTCCAGGAAAAATTTGGAAGGATGAACCACTCGAAGGAAAAACACTTCTTTTCAGATGTGAAGGTGGTTATGGAGACCAAATTCTTAACTTTCGTTTTGCAAAACATTTTGTAGAAAAAGGTGCAAGAGTTCTTGTCTCTTGTGCACCAGAATTAAAAGAAATATTTTCTCGTCACGGATATATTTGTATTGACAATGAAGTTGCAATGGGTGCTCATTACGATTATTGGGTTCCAGCTATGTCAGCGGCATTTATCTTGGATATGGAATACGAAGACCTTGACGGTTCTCCATTTCTAAAACCAAAAGAACCAAGAACACTTTTCGCAAAGAAAGGAACTTTAAAGGTTGGTGTTCGTTGGTCTGGTAGTCCTGACTTTGAAGATGAACAACATCGTAGATTTGACCCAAATCTTATGATTGACCTTCACGATATTCCAAATACAACATTCTATTCACTTCAACGTGATGAAAATCTTGTTGATGGTTTGCCATTTGGTGATATGAGAGAACAAATGAAATCATGGGAAGATACTGCAAACATCATGGCAGATTGTGACATTATCATTAGTTCTTGTACCGCAACTGCACACCTTGCCGCGGCAATGGGTAAACCAACTTGGGTTCTAACTCCTATTATGCCTTACTATACTTGGGCAGTTCCTGGTGATGGTTCAAGGTGGTATGATTCGGTAAAGTTGTATCGTCAAGTAAAATATGGTGAATGGGATGTTCCATTCCAAAAGATTCGTGAAGACCTAACAAAGTTAGCGGAAAACCACAAATGAAATTAGATGTAATTTTACGAACTCATGATAAACGAGAAATACACATTTCAAAATCACTTCGTTATTGTGGTGTCAATAAAACGACGGTAGTAAAAAAATGTGTAAAGTCTCTTATAGAATCGTGTAATAATTCAGAACACGATATAACCTATTGGTGGTATGATGACCACTCTTCTGAAGAAACAATACAAGAATTACACGAATTTTTTAGTAAGTCAAAACACCCATACAACTTTATTCCACTGGAAGAAGAAGGTTGGCGGTCAAGTGGTTTAGCTCAATTTGAACGTGGTAGAGATTCTGATGCTGATTTAGTTTACTTTGTAGAAGATGATTATCTTCATTATCCATCCGCAATCGATGAGATGGTTGATGCTTATACTACGTTCAAGAAAAATTTGGGTAAAGAAATTTCAATCCATCCATTTGATGACCCAGATAATTACCTTCCAGTTTGGATTGAACCTTGCCGTATTGTTTACGGAAAAAATCGTCATTGGAGAACAAATCTACATACAACATTTACATTTCTCTGTAATCCAGAATTGGTTCGTGCAAATTGGCACATCTTCTATACCATGGCAACTGAGTATGGTACTGTTTGGGGTGAGATGAATTACGTCAACGAATCAACGATGGTCAATAAACTGTGGAGAGATGACGTAACTTTGTTTACACCGATTCCGTCAGTAGCTTTACACATGGCATATGAAACACAGAAAGACCCTTATTTGGATTGGAAAGAACTTTGGGATAGGTTTGAAATATGAATAAAAGAGACGATTTAAAATATGACTATGATTGGTTTAGTAAGAATTTAGCCGAAATTCTTTTTTGGGTAAAACCAACAATAAAAGAAATTAAAAATCCAAAAATACTTGAAATCGGTGGATTTGAAGGACGGTCTACTAGATGGTTTATCGAAAACTTTCTAAACGATGGCGGAGAATTGCATTGTATTGATACATGGGAAGGTAGTTTGGAACACGATGAAATGGACATGGATTTCTCCAGTATCTACGATGTGTTTTCTCACAACCTTCGAGAATATATTGATGACGGAACTTGTATAGTTCATCGTGGTATGTCAAAAGATATTTTACCAAAACTTTTATCAGAAGGACATCAATTTGATTTTATCTATGTTGACGGAAGTCACCTTGCATCGGATGTTATTATTGATGGAGTTCTTTCTTATCTATTATTAAAAACGGGTGGTATTCTTGCTTTTGACGATTATATGTATGGGTACACGGATAAAAGACCGTATGATATACCACACCATGCAATAAACTTCTTTGATTCTGCATTTAGAGACAGAGGAAGAATTGAACTTCTCGGTTTAAATTTAATGGCAACTTATAAAAAGTTAGAATAACATCATACCATCATATTTATATTTATTAGTAGAATGGAGTAAATATGAGATACGTGTATGTCCAAGACGAACAAGTAATAGAAGGGCCGGTAATGTTACCAATAAATTGGAATAACATTTCCAATTTTAATGTATTAGATAACATTACTCTTAAATCATATGGGTGGTATCCACACAGATTTTTAGAGATACCATTGAACGATGATGAAGTGTATGATGGTAGTTATTATGTTATAGAAGAAAATGAAGTCGTTGAGTATCAAAGAAAACGCCAAAAGACACAGGAAGAAATCCAAAGTGAAATTAATGGTAGATGGGATAACATTAGGTCACGGAGAAATATATTACTCGGAGAATCTGATTGGACACAACTTGCAGATGTTTCATTGTCAGATGAAAAAAAAGAAGAATGGAAATTGTATCGCCAATCACTAAGAGACATAACAAATTTCGATAGTCCAGACCACGTAATATGGCCAAATAAGCCGGAGTAATGAATGCAAAAACTTGTTGAAGAAATAGTAAACGAACTTAAACTGCAACTTTTTAATGAGGAAGATAAAGGTGATAAAACTATCATTGCAATTTATCCTGGCCGTTTTCAACCGATGGGTTCCCATCATAAAGCTGCTTATGACTGGTTGGCTAAACAATTCGGTGAAAAGAATACTTACATTGTTACTTCCGATAAAACAGACCCTCAAAGGTCTCCTTTTTCTTTTGCAGAAAAGAAGAAAATCATAAATAAACACGGTATTAAAAACGTTGTAAAAGTAGTTAGTCCTTATAATCCACAAGAATTACTTCAAAAATTTGACCCAAAGAAAACGGTTATCGTTTACATGATTGGTGAAAAAGATTCTGGTAGATTATCTGGATATAAACGTCTTATGAAGTATAATAAGACAACTGCAATTCCGTATAAAGATATAAGTAATCCATATGCGTACTATGTTTATGCGCCTCATATTTCAATGAATATACCAAGTTTTGGTGAAATGTCAGGCACAAATATTCGTAAGGCACTTAGTGATAGAGCTGCAAAATTATCTGAGTTAAAATCGAGATTTAAATCGATTATGGGTTGGTTTGATGCAGACATCTTCAATATGGTAATTGGTAAGATGAATACAAATCGTGGTAATTTGGAAGAATCTGTTGGAAACTGGATTACTAACTTACATAATATGTCTGCGGAACAATCAAAAAAATTCTTGAGTATCCTGAAGAAAGAATACAATGATACAAAAGATTTGATTCCTATCTTCAGAAAATATATGAGAACAAAGTCTCTTACTCAAAAAGAACGTGAGACAATAGTTACTCAATTAAGAGATATTGCAAAAATTATGGGACTTGGTGCGATTGCAATTGCACCGATACCCGGTAGTGAATTTCTGATACCACCAATTATTTCTCTCGGTAGAAAGTATGGTGTAAACTTACTACCTGAAAACGAAGAAAAGAAATCGGAATCTCTTCCAATTGTAAAGAGAGAATTTTGGGACAAGGTGTTCGAAGAAGTTTTGAACGAAGAAACACTCATTGCAGAAGGTGGAGTTGCAGGTCACATGACTCACCCATTTGAAGATATGGGTCTTACATTTGGTGATATGAAAGAAATGTTCCGACTTGGATTATCTGGTGAAATAACAACAACAGGTGCACCATCTGAAAAGTTAGATGGACAAAATCTGTTTGTTACGTTCAAGAAAGGTAAACTATATGCTGCAAGAAATAAGGGTGACATTAAATCCGGTGGTATGGATTACAAATCTATAAAGACAAAATTTGCAGGACGTGGAGAAATAGAACGAGCCTTCACTTATGCATTCAGAGACTTAGAACAAGCAATCCAAAATCTAACTGAAAAACAACAACAAAAGATTTTCAAAAACGGAACTGCGTGGATGAATCTTGAAGTTATGTACCCTGAAAGTGCAAACGTTATAAACTATGACGGTGCATACATTGTTTTTCACGGAAGTTCTTTGTATAATAAAGAAGGTATAAAAGTAGAAGATTATCCAGAGTATGCGAATATTCTTGCTGGTATGATTAAACAAGTAAATGCCGATACACAAAAAACATTCAGTATTTCCAAACCAAAGAAACTTACGATTGCAAAATCAAAGAATTTCAAACAAAAACTTCAATATTTTACAGACCAACTTACTAAACTTCAAAATGAAATGAATTGCAAAGATTCAGATACTCTTGGTATGTGGCATCAACGTTGGTGGGAAAATTATATTAAGACTAACTCAAAGAGATTGAATGTTAAAGTTGATGAAAAAACAATGCAAGGTCTTGTTAAAAGATGGGCTTTTTATGATAAGTCATTTGTTTTGAATACTGCAAATATTCCAAATGCAGAACTTTTAGGTTGGGCAAAGGAAGTTGATAAAACAAAACTTCAAGAACAACAAAAGAAAAACATCAAACCATTCGAACTTCTTGTTTTGAAATTTGGTGCTGAAGTTCTTAAAAATGTTAGTGATGTAATGGCACTAAACCCAGAAAAAACAACACAAAAGATACGGAAGGACGTTGAAGACGCAATCCAAACACTTTCAAATTCAACAGACGTGAATGATTTGAAAGTTTTGAAAACACAACTTTCTCGTATTAAAGCTGCTGGTGGAATGAATTCAATCGTCCCACTCGAAGGTATCGTATTTAACTTTAATGGTAAGTCATATAAGTTAACAGGTGCATTTGCACCAGTAAATCAATTACTTGGTTATTTTAAATTTGGTTGATATTTATAGAATATAGTTTCATTCTAATTTTGGTGGTATATGGCGGACATAAAAATTGACAACATACAAGACGTTAAAAAACTTTTACGAGGAGAACATCAATCTCAAAATACCATACAGGTTGGTTACAAACCAACTGAAGAACCGAAGGTTACAAGAGAAATCGGTGATAGATGGTTTGATTCAGATGGTAATGAATGGGAACAAAAGAATGGGTATATTGCAAAACTTGGTAAAGAATGGCAACAAGATTTGCACAAGTATCTCAATGAGTTTCCAAATTGTCCAAAAGAAAGTTGTACCTGTGGTGTCCCTAAAAGATTAGATGATAAGATGAAGAAAATACACGGTATGTGTTTTGATTGTGTGGTTGACATGGAACATCAAATTAGATTAGATGGTAAATGGGAAGAATACGAACGTGAAAAGGTAAAATTAAACGCACTTGCTTGGCTACAAGAAGCAGAGAAGGATAAAAATTTAATAGCAGAGGAACTTTCAAAAGTAGAATTTGCAAATAGTTTCGGTGATGCCGAGAAATGGGATACTGGCACCACAAAGGAACAAATTCTTCAAAAGATAGAAGATGAGTTTCAAAAGTTTCGTGAAGATTTTATTCAGAAATTGGAGAACCCGGATGATGGAACAACTTAAAGCTGGATTATCGTCAATGATTTCAGACGTTGATGGTTCAGTATCTTCTAAAAGAGTTGTAACGTTTTTGTGTGTAGCCGCTATGTTGATAACATGGTGTGCAAATCTTTTTTGGGGATTTCAAATCACAGAGTTTATCTTTGAAGGTTTGATGTATATCATCATCGTTGGTCTTGGTGTTGCAACGGCTGAGAAGTTCACACGAAAAGGGCAATAAGTATGGCAAAAGAGATTGTTATAGAACGCAATGTGCCTACTAACAAGAAATTGTATAGTAGTGTAAAGTCACGTATTAAGAAGAAATTTAAAGTATGGCCGAGTGCGTATGCCTCGGCCGCACTTGTTAAAGCATACAAAGCCGCCGGTGGTGGTTATCGTAAAGTAAAAGAAACAATTCAAAACCCAGAGTATCGTTTGGAATCATATAAAACAAACGAATGTGGTAAAATCGTAGAATTAAATTTTGCAATTCAAGAAGGTAAAGATTTTCTTGGTGAAGCTGAATATCGTGGACGTAAAGTCTCTCTTGGTAAACCTTTCAGAACACCATCCGGCCCAAAGAAATTTTCTGTATATGTGAAAAACCCAAAGGGTAATATTGTAAAAGTAAACTTTGGTCATTTGGGTACTGGTGGTAAAAAGACGATGAAGATAAAGAAGTCAGACCCACAACGTCGTAAATCATTCCGTGCAAGACATAATTGTGATACTCCAGGTCCTCGTCATAAAGCACGTTACTGGAGTTGCCGATTCGGATGGCCTTCATCTGGTAAGGGTTCTATTGATAAGACATAAGTTATGAATGCTGCAACATTCAATCTTCTCTTAACACCTTACTTTGAATCTCACTTACCACAAAGTAGGTCAGATGCCGCCGATGCAATTGCAACTGCATACCATCTATCGAACATAGGTCAAACAACAACAATGTTTGGTGCACCTCTGATAAATGCAGATAAGACGGTATTAAAAACTTTTATCGAATTATCACTTGATATAAATTTCTACGGGTCACAAACAAAAGCAATATTAAGTTCAATTATAGCCAGTATAACATCTACGATAAAAGAATTACAAGCTGGTTCTAAAACGGCTCTAAGAGACGCACAACAATTCATATCGGTTCAAATAAATTCATTAGTTTCCTCATTACCTGCACCACTTGCATTTTTAGGTGGGATTATATCTGGACTGATTGACTCTATAATAGGTCAACTCGTTTCTCAATTAAACGCCGGTATAGATAAAATATCAGAGGAAATCTATAACAAGTTAAGAAAACTACAAGGTATAATTGATTCTTTGGATGTTTCTGGTATTGCATACACAGTAATGGCATCTGGATTTTCTTTGTATTGGTTGACTGCGGTTATGTCTCCTATGCCACCTATGCCGCCTTGTATTGCACCAACTGGCGGTACTACCATACTTTTTCCAGGTTCACCAATACCCTTGAATAAAGATTTAAAAGAAACATTCAAATCTGCACAATCAACTCCCGAAGCAATTGTAAAATTGTATAATTCTTTGATTGGTCATCAATTAACAGTGGCAGGAATATACACAGGAATAATACCTTTATTTCCATCACCTGTTCCGGGACCACCTATTCCGTGGTTTGGTTTATTGAATATACCTTTACCAAATTAAAAATAAATTGTGTATATTTATTCTTATGACACAGTGTCAAGAACATATCGCAAAATTAGTTATCCGTGAATACGTGAAGGAATATCTCATGGAAGGAAAGAAACCTTCTGGTGGATTAACCAAATGGTTCAGGGAAAAATGGGTGGATATTTCTCGAAAAACAAAATCGGGTGGTCATCCTCCATGTGGTGCATCCGCTGGTTCAAAGCAGAGAAAAGGTGGTAAGAGAGCTTATCCAAAATGTGTTCCTGTTAGTAAAGCATCTGGTATGTCATCCAAACAGAAGAAAAGTGCGGTATCACGTAAACGTAAACATGGTTCAACTGGACGTGGTAAAGCAAAATTTGTATCAACGAATCCGAGTAAGTAAATGATAAAGAACATTATTATGAACATTCTAATACCAATAATCGCCATCGGTGGTGTTGGTATGGCTATTTATTCTTCTATGATGCAAGATGAACGAGTAACGGAGAATATGAGAATTGCCGATTCACTTCGTGCAGAAGTAGACAAATATCATCAAAAGTATGACAGTATTCTTGTTGTTGCACAATTATTAGATTCTGCCGTTACCCATCAAGAAGAAACGGTAAAGATAGTAAAACAAACATTTGTAAAATACAAAACACCACCAATCAATCATTCAGATTCGGCGGTAAAATTTTTAGAAGAATTCATCGAGGAGTGATATGAAATGGACATTACCAATTTTATTTCTGCTTGCGGTTATTACATCAAATGGGCAATCACAAGATTCAGTAGTTTGTTTGCCAAAAAGTAACATACTTACTCTTGCTAACAAAATCCAATTATTAAAAGACACTATCCGTTGGCAAAAAGATATAATCATTGCACAAGATACTCTTGTTAGTACACAAAAACAACGAGCACTTGTTTACGAAAGTCAATTAGAAAACCGTCAGACTGTAATCAATTTGATGGAACAGGAAAATAAGAAACTCCGTGAGACTATTGATATTATGATGCCAAAGTGGTATGATAATAAATGGTTGTGGCTAGGTGGTGGTGCAACGGTTGCAACAATCATTTTGGGCGTGATATTGTAATGATTCAACAAAACAAAACGTTACGTGATATAATCAAAGAAGAGTATGTAAAATGTGCCGCTAATCCGGTATATTTTATGAAAAAATACGCCAAGATTCAACACCCTGTACGTGGTAAAATTCTATTTGAACTGTGGGACTTTCAGGAGGATGTTCTTCGTGATTTTCAAAACCACAGATATAACATCTGTTTGAAATCCCGTCAGTTGGGTATCTCAACTCTTATAGCTGGTTATTCTCTTTGGTTGATGTTATTTCAAACTGACCAAAATATTCTCGTTATTGCCACGAAACAAGAGACTGCTAAGAACCTTGTAACAAAGGTTCGAGTCATGTATGATAATCTTCCATCTTGGTTGAAGACCTCTGTAATCGAAGACAACAAATTGTCACTTCGTTTCAAGAATGGTTCGCAAATAAAGGCTGTATCTGCCGCCGCTGATGCAGCTCGTTCTGAAGCTCTATCTCTTCTTATTATTGACGAGGGAGCGTTCATTGATAACATCGAGGAAATTTGGGCCTCTGCACAGTCTACAATCAACACTGGCGGTTCTGCAATTATCAACTCGACTCCTAACGGGGTTGGTAATTTTTATCACAAACAGTGGGTTAATGCAAAGACTGGTAGAAGTGCATTTAATCCAATCTTCCTCCACTGGACTGTTCACCCTGAACGTGACCAAGCTTGGAGAGACCAACAAGACATCATTCTTGGCCCAGCACTTGCTGCCCAAGAGTGTGATGGTGACTTCCTTTCATCGGGTAACTCTGTTGTTGACGGTAATATCATCGACTGGTATCAGAAAACGTATATAACAGAACCAAAAGAAAGAAGAGGTGCAGAAGACGCACTTTGGATATGGGATTATCCTGACCCAAATAAATCTTACATGATTTCTGCGGACGTTGCTCGTGGTGATGGAAAAGACTATTCTGCCTTTCATATCATTGACATTGAAAACGTAGAGCAAGTTGCGGAGTATCAAGGTAAGTTAGACACCAAATCATTTGGCAATCTTCTTGTATCTCTTGCAACTGAATACAATGATGCCTTACTTGTAGTTGAAAATGCTAATATTGGTTGGGCAGTAATCCAACAAATAATTGACCGTGGTTATCCAAATCTTTACTACACGTATAAAGAAGATGGTTATACCGACCCATCGGTTCACATACCGAAGGGATATGACCTCAAGGATAAATCACAGATGGTTCCTGGATTTACAAACAGTTCAAAGACAAGACCACTTATCGTTTCGAAGTATGAGATGTATTTCAGAGAAAGAGTGCCAATTATTAAGTCGAATCGTCTTGCAGAAGAAATGTTCGTGTTTATTTGGAACGGTGGTAGAGCAGAAGCCCAAACGGGATATAATGATGACTTAGTAATGTCATTCGCTATCGGAATGTGGGTCAGAGATACTGCTTTGAAACTTCGTCAAGAGGGTTTGATGAAAACAAAATTGAGTTTGGAATATATGAAAAAGTCAACACAGGTTTATAATCCGGCTATGAGAAACGATATGAAGAAAGATTCTGGCTGGGCAATGGATGTTGGTGATAATAAACCAAGTGAAGATTTGACGTGGTTAATGTAAAAGTGTATTAAAAAATACTTCCGTATATTTATATGTATGAATTCATAATTAAACAGGTAACAAATGGCACAAAAATCATTATTTGACCGACTTAAAACACTTTTCTCAACAAACGTTGTTGTGAGAAACGTCGGTGGTAAGAAATTAAAAGTAATCGATACTGCTCGTTATCAAGCCGATGGTAATCCACACACATCAAAAGTAATTGATAGATACGGTAGGTTACATGGAACTCGCGGAACTCCTATCTCCGTTTACAATCAGTATAACTCATTCTCTGCAACAAAGATTGACCTTTACACAGACTATGAGGCAATGGACACTGATGCCATCATTTGTTCTGCACTTGACATTTATGCAGATGAATCAACACTGAAAAATGATACTGGTGATGTTCTTACAATCAAAACGGATAATGATAACATTCGTAAAATTCTTCATAATTTGTTCTATGATGTTTTGAATGTTGAATATAATCTATGGCCGTGGATTCGTAATCTTTGTAAGTATGGTGACAATTATCTTTACCTCGATGTAAAAGAAGGTCTTGGTGTTACAAACGTTGTTCCACTTTCACCGTATGAAATGCAACGTGATGAAGGAACAGACCCCGAACACATCTATATGACCAAGTTTATTTACGAAGGTCCACTTGGTAAAGGTGAATTTCAGAATTATGAAATTGCTCACTTCCGTCTTTTGGGTGATACAAACTTCTTACCGTATGGTAAGTCAATGTTGGAAGGTGCTCGTAAACTTTACAAGCAACTTGTTCTCATGGAAGATGCGATGTTGATTCACCGTATCATGAGAGCTCCTGAAAAGCGTATCTTTAAGATTGATATTGGTAACATCCCACCAGCGGAAGTTGACCAGTATATGCAAAACATCATGAATCAAATGAAGAAAACACCTGTGGTAAATGAACAAACAGGACAGTACAATCTTCGTTATAATATGCAAAACATCTTGGAAGACTTCTATCTTCCTGTTCGTGGTGGTCAAGCTGGAACTGCAATCGAAACACTACCTGGACTTCAATATCAAGCAATCGAAGACGTTGAATATCTGAAGGGTAAGATATTTGCTGCTCTCAAGGTTCCAAAGGCATATCTTGGATTTGATGAATCTCTTGAGGGTAAGGCAACTCTTGCCACACTTGATATTCGATTTGCAAGAACAATCGAACGTATTCAACGTATTGTTGTTTCTGAGTTAACAAAGATTGCGATTGTACACCTTTATTCACAGGGTTATGAAAATGCAGACCTTGTTAATTTTGAAATATCTCTTACCGGCCCATCTATCATTTATGAGCAAGAGAAGATTGCTCTGATGAAAGAAAAGGTAGACCTTGCTGGTTCACTCATCGAAAAGAAATTACTTTCCATGAACTACATCTATTCAAATATCTTCAATCTATCAGAAGATGAAGCAGAATTTGAAAAGAATCAAATCATCGAAGATATTAAACTTCAATTCCGCCAAAAGCAAATTGAAAGCGAAGGTAATGACCCAGCAATCACGAAGGAATCCTTCGGTACTCCACACGACTTGGCTACTATGAATATTTTTGGTGGTAAAAATGTCAGACAAATAAATGACATTGAAGTACCAGACGGAGGATGGCCGGGTGCAGGCAGACCACCTGAACATCGTTCAACATATGGAACAGATGCTAGTTCTTTTGGTAGAGACCCACTTGGTAAAAAAGATATTAGTAAAACTCTTAATGTTAATAGGTCGCCGAAACATAATTATAAAGGTGGGTCACCGTTGACAACAGAAGGTCAGGAATTATCAAAAGAATTTTCAAACTTGTTAGACAGTATGTCTGGAATGAAAATGAAAACGAAATCTATTATTTCTGAAAGTTTGAAGCCATCTGCACAAAATGAAAATAATGAGCCAAATCTTTTAGATGAGTCGAATTTATTGGAAGAAATGTAATTACGGATATATTTATTTAATGAACATAATACTCATGGGTAAACATAAATGAAGAAGGTTAAACACTCAAAATTTAAAAATACTGGTATGTTATTTGAGCTTTTAGCAAGACAGATAACATCGGACATCATATCTACAAACGAGTCCGTAGCCACAAATATTCTCAAGAAGTTCTTTGGTAAAAATAGTGAACTTTTAAAGGAGTATGGTCTTTATAAAACATTGTGTGATGAAAAATTTTCTTCGGATTCAAAGGCAACAATGCTCATCGAAGCAGTATTGAAGGCAAGAAAGAAATTGGATAAAACGAAATTGAGAGAAGAAAAATATCAATTGATTAAATCGATTAATGAAAATTTCAATATCAATTCATTCTTTCAAACGAAAGTTGGGAATTACAAACTTCTTGCTTCTATTTACAAAATCTTTGAATATAGTGAGATAGAAAATCCAACGGAAATAACACGTTCAAAGATAACGATTATCGAAAATATGACATCGGAAAATCGTAGTAGATTAACAGAAGATGTTGCTGGTATTAGAAACGAGCCAAAAGAAATTCGTTTATTATCATATAAGATACTCGTCGAGAAGTTCAATCAGAAATATGGTGAACTCTCCCAAGAACAAAAAGCAGTTCTTCGTGAATATATCGGAAACGTAAGTAATACGAATAATTTAAAAGAGTTCTTGAAGACAGAAGCTATTAGAGTTCAAGATGTCTTAACGAAAAAAGTAAAGAACGTTAAAGACAAATCTTTGAAGATAAAATTGGCAGAGGTTATTAATCTTCTTAATGAATATAAGACGATAAAGAACGTAGAAGAAAATCACGTATCTGCTCTATTAAGATATTATAGTTTAATTGACGATTTATAAGTGGAGTAAATAATGCCAGATGTAAATGAAATACATCCGTATAACTATGGTTCAAACCAAGCATCGGACTTCGAAAGAAAAGGACACCCAGGAAAATTTTTATTCTCGATTACTTGTACTTCCGGTACAACTAATTTTACTGGCTCCAATTATGGCGTTGGTGGGGTAATTGTCCCTGCTGGAACAATCGGAACAGCTTCACTTTCAGCCGGCGGTGTGATACCACTTTCGATTCTTACTGGTAGTATCGGTGTAGTTGAACTTTCACTTTCAAGTGTTAAAGTTGATTCTGGAACAGTATATGCTTTAATTCGTAATCAAATGATTAGGTAATCATATGAACATAAAAGAATTCATACAGAAACTTAAACAATCCGAAGATTATAAAAAGTTTAAAGGCGAAATGTCTGAAATGAGTGTGACAGGTGCCGTTGCTGGTTATGATACTCCAAAAGCATTTGCACCTTCTGAAAAGGAATTTGAGGCTCATAGTAAAGAAACAGCCGAAGTTTATGGATATACAGTTGTACCTAAACAGAAAAAGAAAAATTTCGAATCAACATATGTCCAAGCAATAAAGTCATTGACAGAGGCATCATACAAATCATATAAGACAGATGAAACACGCACTGTTAACGCAAAAATTAATCAGTCAATTAAAGAAATAAACCGTGCGATTTATGAAATTGAACGTGTTGTTAATCATGCTTCGAGATTAAAAACAGAAATGGCAGTTGACCAACGTACTCTTTGGTCATCTTCACATTCACGTCTTCATAAAATTGGTGAACGTTTAAATAGAATTGGTAAAAAAATAAACGAATTAGGTGCTTAAAATGAAACAATTACTCATAGATACAATACTTTTTAACGTTGACCCAAAACAACTAAACGAGTCTTCACGGGAAAACAATGGAAAGGTTATTGTAACTGGTGTTTTACAAAGAGCGGAAGCTAAAAATCAAAATGGTCGTGTTTATCCAAAACAAATTTTGATGCGTGAAGTTACAAAGTATCAAAATAATCAAGTAAAAGAAAACAGAGCTCTCGGTGAACTTGACCACCCAGATTCATCAGTTGTAAACCTCCGTAACGTTTCACATAATGTGTTGGAATGTTATTGGAAGGGAAATGATGTTATGGGTAAAGTTGAGATTTTACCAACACCATCGGGTAACATTCTTAAAAACCTTCTTCAAGCCGGTATTCGTCTTGGTATCTCATCAAGAGGACTTGGTTCGGTAAAAGAGATAAATGAAAACACAGTAGAAGTTCAAGATGATTTTGAATTAATTGGATGGGATTTTGTTTCGAATCCATCAACACAAGGTGCATTTATGTACCCAGCCGGTGGTGGTGAAGTTGTTGGTGAGGGTCTTATCAAAGAAGGTGTCAGTATGAACACTATTAAAAAAATTGACCCAAAAATCAAACGTATAAACGAGAATATAACAAATATCATCTGTGAAATTGGTAATGTATGTGAATGTATATTCGATGGAGATAAATAATGCCAGCAGTATCGCAACAACAGCAAAAAATTATGGGACTTGCTCTTGCTTATAAGAGAGGTCAAGTTCCTGCATCAAAAGTTAGTGCTCAAGTAAAGCAAATTGCAAAATCGATGACTGAAAAAGAACTTGAAAAATATGCCGGCACAGAACACAAAGGTCTTCCAAAGAAGGTCGGTGAAAACAAGAAAGCCATGACTGAACTTAAAAAGATGATTGCAAAGGCAGTAAACGAAGTTATCAAAGAAGGTATTTCACAAGACCCACCAAAAGACCCGATTCTAACACCAGAACAAAAGAAGAGATATATTGAATCGATTGCAAAATTCAATGAGTATGGTGATTCGATTTATCGTGGTGGTGATTTGAAAAAAGTTTACAAGGAAATTAAAGAAGCAGTTTCTTTTGCTTCAAAAAACATAGTCGAAGAATCAGGTGATTGGTTTGACCAAGTAACTCTCGGAAGACATTCTAAAAAACTATCAGAATCCCTTAAAATATTTGAAAAGACGATAACAGAGGCAATTAAATTACAACAACGTCTTGAATCGGTATATGAAGATATGGGACAAACTCTGAACAAGTATTACGAAATCAAAGATATTAAAAAGAAATAAAAAAGGAAAAAGGTTATGGGTGATTATTACAGTGCTAATCCAAAGACGGCACACGTCAAGGTTAAAGGAAATGGAATGAATATCGACCTTATGTTAAAGATATTCAAAAGAAAGGTGAAGGAAAGTGGTATTCTCGAAGAGTATAAGAGTAGAACAGAATACATCAAACCTTCTGAAAAAAAGAAAGAT